GGTAAACCTAAAAATGTAAAAACATTTGCAGCTAGTGGAGGCTTTATCTCAAAAGAAAGAAGAGCAGGAGCAGCCGTACGAGGCTTTGATTTTAAAGGTGTATTCTAAAAAAGAAATAACAGACGACGTTCGTAAGTGGTCAGAACATTTTTTAGAAGTTCCTAATAAACATTTAGGCGGAATACCTGCTTGTCCGTTTGCTAAAAAAACATGGAATGATAACAAAGTTATTATTGAAGTAAAAAGAAAATATAAACAATATAAAGCAGAGTTAAACGAACACATAAAACAATTAGATTTTAAAGTTCATGAAATATTAATATTTTGTGATCCTTATTTTAATTACTCACTTGATGAGTATCAAGAAATAATAGATTCTTACAATGAGTGGTATAACAAAAAGGACATATTTTTTATGGGATTTCATCCTAAAAATCCAGCTAATGAAGAAGAACAGGAGTTTTTGGTAACACCAAGTGGAGAAATGCCTGTGATAGAAAGTGACCTAGCTTATTCTATGATGCTGATACAAAAGTTCTCGCAATTACAAGAAGCTTCTGATAAACTGCATAAATCTGGGTACTATAAATTGTGGCCTAGAGGGTACTATCAAGACGTTGTGGTATCTAGACAAAAAACCTATAAACGAATATTCGGAGGTCAATATGATGGGTAAGAAAAAAAGAGTCGGTATGATGAAAAAAGGTGGTAAGCCTGTTGTTAAAAAACGTGGTGGCGGCATGATGGAAAATATGATGGGCGGCGGCGTAATGAAAGGCAAAAAGAAAAAAGTCACTAAAAAAAGAGGTGGCGGTGTAATGGGTGCTAAGAAGAAAAAAGCAAAATAATAAATGCCAACTTACGCACCAACTGCAAATTTTAATTTATCTATAGATGATATAGCAGAAGAAGCATTTGAACGATGCGGTCTACAAATTCGTAGTGGCTACGATATAAAGACCGCACGACGTTCTCTTAATTTAATGTTAGCTGAATGGGCTAACAGAGGTTTAAATCTTTGGACAATTCAAAAACAAGAAAAAACATTAGCGGCTAATACAACAGCTTTAACGGGAACTAATTTATTTGGTTCTGCGGCTGATGATAGTTCACAGATTGTTGATATTACTGATGTCATCATCCGTGATTCAAGTAATAATGATTATTCAACATCAAGTATAAGCCGTGCAACATATTGGAATTATACCGTTAAAACGACCAGCGGACGACCAACTCAATACTATTTTGAACGTACGATAAACCCAACACTATATCTATATCCTGCTGCAGACTCAGCATACACTCTAATATATTATGCTCTTGTTCGGATGAAGGACTCGGGCGATTACACGAATAATAATGAGATTCCTTTTCGATTTCTTCCATGTTTATCTGCTGGATTAGCTTATTACATAGCTATGAAAAAAGCGCCAGACAGAATTCAACTTTTAAAACAAATTTATGAAGATGAGTTTCAACGAGCAGCGGATCAAGATGGTGGAAGAACAAGTTTATTTTTGACTCCAAAAACTTATTTACCAGGAGCCTAGATGGCTAGGTACGCTTCAGGTAAATTTGCACAACGAATATCTGATCGTTCGGGCATGGCGTTTCCTTATAATGAAATGGTGCAAGAGTGGAATGGTTCATGGGTTCATATTAGTGAGTTTGAACCAAAACATCCTCAACTAGAACCGTTACCTCGAGTGACAGACCCGCAATCTTTACAATACGCTAAATCACAAAAAATTAGTGCTATTGTTCCTTTGACAACAAATATTTACGGAAGAAATTTATTTGCTGTAAAAACACAAACAATTACACAGTTTAACCCCATACCTGCACCAGGAGCAAATGAAACAGTGATTGTCAATACAATGCAACCTTTAGAGGGTAGTGATCAAGAAAATAAAGATATAGAAATTAAATCATTTTTAGGTACAATAACGGTGAGTATAACATGACAACTTATTCAGAATTACAAACACAAATTAGAGATTATACAGAGACATCTAGTGATGTTTTAACAGATGCTATTCTTAATGATTTTATTGAACATGCAGAAAAACGTATATTTAGAGATATTGATTTAGATGTATACAGGTCTTATCAATTTGCTAGTCTTACTCAAGGAAACTCTTTTGTTACATTACCAGGTGCTAATACAGGTCAATTAGCCTTTATTCGTTCGGCTCAAATATACCCTGCCGCAGGCACACCTACACGTACCTACTTGGAGCAAAAAGATATTTCGTACATGAATGAATATTGGCCAGATAGGACATCTCAAGCACAACCAAAATACTATGCAATGTGGGATCAAGACACAATATATCTTGCACCTACACCAAATTCCAATTATAATATTGAATTAGCTTTGAACAAGCAGGAGACAGGATTATCCTCAACCAATACTACAACTTGGGTGAGTACAAATGCTCCAAGAGTTCTTTTATATGCTTGCATTTCGGAGGCATATAAGTTCTTAAAAGGCCCTGATAATCTTTTAGCTTTCTATGAACAAGGCTATCAACAAGCACTACAAGGCTTGCAACTTGAACAACAAGGTAGAAGAAGACGTGATGAATACTCTGATGGCGTTCTCCGACTTCCTCTTGAATCGAAACAACCATAAGGAGATAAAAAATGGCAATATCGTCTGCAATATGCAACACTTTTAAAAGAGATCTTTTAAAAGGTAAGCATGATTTTGACTCGTCTGGTGGAGATACCTTCAAGATTGCATTATATACTTCATCTGCAAGCTTAGGAGCAACTACAACAGACTATGCAACTACTAACGAAATAACAAACACATCTGGTTCTGCTTACACAGCAGGAGGCAAAGCTTTAACTAATAACGGTGTAACAGGGAGTTCTTCAGCAACAACAGCTTTTGTTGATTTTGCGGATGCTCAATTTACATCAGCTAGTTTTACAGCAAACGGAGCATTAATTTATAACACCACAACTGATGGTGGCTCTGGTACAACAGATGCAGTTTGTGTATTAGCATTCGGCGGTGATTTCACAGCATCAAACGGTACGTTTACTGTGCAATTCCCAGCAGCAAATACAAGTGACGCTATTATAAGAATTTCGTAGGGGGACTAAATGGCTTTAGTCCTCAACGATCGTGTTAAAGAAACCACGACTACAACTGGCACAGGAGCGATAACGCTCGCTGGTGCTGTTTCTAGTTTTGAAACTTTTGCTGCGGGTGTTGGTAATAGTAATACAACGTATTACGCTATCGTACATCAAACAGCTAATGAGTTTGAAGTTGGTCTTGGTACACTTAACGGTGATAGCTCAACAATAACAAGAACGACAGTTATATCTAGTTCTAACAGTGATTCTGCTGTAAACTTTTCTGCTGGCACAAAAGATGTATTCTGTACATTCCCTGCAAGTAAAACAATGGATATGGTATTAACAGGCCAAGGAGATTTAGCTTACGCTTCTGCAGCAAATACACCTGCACGTTTAGGTATAGGATCTGCTGGTCAAGTATTACAAGTTAATTCTGGTGGTAATGCACCTGAATGGGCTTCATCAAGTGGTGTTAGTGCTGGCTTCGTAATTGCAATGTCGGTGGCACTCTGATACAAGGATATATATGGCACAAGATTTTGAAAACGCAAAAGCAAGAAATATAGGAACCTCAGCTTCTACTATTCTTACAGCTAACTCTGATGATGCAGTTATTGGTATTCGTGTTGCTAATGTAGTGACACAAACAATACAAGTAGATGTGTATATCAGCAGTGGTGGTAATGATTATTACCTGGCTAAAAACGTCAGCATCCCTCAAGGATCTAGTATGGAATTTATTGATGGCGGTGCAAAAGTGAATTTATTAACGGGAGATGCTGTAAAAGTTGAAAGCGATACAGCTAGTTCAGCAGATTGTTGGTTATCGTATATTGACAGCATAAGCACGTAAGGAGATTAAATGGGTTATATTGGACCAAAAAATAGTGATCAGTTTAAATCCATGTCTACACAGACAATTACAGGTGATGGGTCAGCAACAACATTTACCTTAAATACACCTGTAGCAAATTCGTCAGAAATAAGATTTGTTGTTAATAACGTCGTACAAAAACCAGATGTTGATTACACAGCAAGTGGCACACAACTATCTACAGGCTCAAATGTATTGGCAGGTTCTGATGCAGCCTATGTGGTAAACGTAGGAGCTGCTGTTGGATCACAAACTCCAGATACAGGTAGTGTTGATCATACTGCGATTAACCCAAGCTTTAATGGTATGTATTTAAATTTAGCAACAATTACTTCAACAGTAACAATAACAGCAACACAAAATGCTTTTGTAGCAGGACCTGTTAACTATACAGGCACTGTGACAGTAGCAGGAACATTAACGGTAATATAATGGGAACTTTATTCGTAGACAAATTAGATCCACAATCAGGAACATCATTAGAGCTTGGTAGCTCAGGCGACACCATCACGATTCCGTCAGGAGCAACCATTACAAACAATGGTACAGCAACCAATTTTGGCATAAGTTCGGCAAATACTCCTAATTTTTATGTTTGGAAAGAAAATGCTAACCAAACAATAAGTCATAACACAAGTACATTAATTACATTTAATGATGAAACCTTTGATAGTGATAATGCTTATGCTTCAAATAAATTTACTGTGCCTTCTGGTAAGCAAGGAGTTTATTTTATAAGTGGACAACTTACTTGGTTAGACCCAAGTGTAGACGATAAAGCACTTCATGTTAAAATTTATAAAAATGGAAATGAATATACAGAAGGAAAAGATAGGTCTAGTGAAAATGACCAAACAGTAAATGTTTCTGCATTATTATCATTATCGGCAGGAGATTATATTGAAATCTATGGAAGGCAAGGCACAGGTGGAAATCTTATTTGCACAGCACACATAACAACATTTTTCTTTGGGTTTAAATTAACATGATAACAATTTTAAAAGGAGGTCTATATGGCAAGTCTATCAACTAAGGTTAGTCTTTATTGTACCGCAAACAGCAAAACGGCTGATTTCGGTCCAGGAGGCAATGTAGCTTTACAGGATGACTCGGACGGTAATGGCCCGTATT